GGAAGCGGGGGCGGCCTGCAAAGTGGCCGCTTTTGTCGATGAGGGCCTTGCAACTCTTGCCGCTCCATGTGGGCATACCATGGACGACGTAAAGGTTCTGCATGACGAAAAGGTGCGAGACACCCATGCGCAGGGCCATCTCGCAGGCGATGGCACACGCGCCGGGATTGCCAGTGTAGGTCTGAGGCAGAAAACCTTCGGGCAGCTGTGCCATCGCGGCGGCTTTGGACTTTGCAAGCATCCAGTTGCGCTCGTCAATGGTCAGGCCCTGAACCTTCTCGGCGTAGCTCTGACGTTGCGGAGGCTGAGTGGGTGCAGTGGGCGCAACAGGTGCAGGCACCTCGGCGTTCTGGGCGACAGCCGCATTCTGGTTGAGCATTTCAGCAGGAGACTGGTTCATTTTTTCAGGCATGGTGAATTTCCTCCTCGGTAAATTTAATATCGATGATATTTGCATAACGCTTGATGGCGTCAAGCTCGGATTTGGTGCAACGGAAAACAAGCTTCCGGTCCCTGGGTTCTTCCTGGCGAGTGAAACGGGCAAAGAAATCGTCATCGTACTCGTCCGGTGTGTAACCATCGCCGTAGCCAACGCCCGGCTGCACAAGGCTGACAGTGTAGGGGTTCTGCGCTGGGCCTTTGTAGTTGTCCGGCATCCCACGAATGACGGCCTCCCGTAGCATGGTGCGGTACTCGGTCATGTAACAAAAATCTATGGATTCATACGGTTCAGGCATGATTTCCTCGCCAGCAGCGGCATGAACGATGTCGATGAGGCACATGAGCTCACCGACCCGGCGATAAATCGAGTCGATTGTGCGGCGGGTCTCCTGACTGCCCAGCTGATGGCTGCGGGCGAAGCCGGTGAACAGAGCCACAGCATAGTTGACGTCACTGGTGAGCTTGTTGCCGGCGCTGATGAGTCGGAACAGCACATTGTCGTTCCCGACGTACTGAAAAATGCCCTCGGCCTTGTTGGACAGGTCTTTGATTCGCGCTCTGCGGGCTAACGTCTGACTCATGTGTATCACCTCCCGTAAATCTTGCGGCCCGAAGAATCCAAGACGTCGACATGGTCATAAAGCGGCCAGTTTTCGTCCGCCCAATGCTGAGCCTGCACACTTGATAACACGGGGTCAAAACCGGCAAAAACCAGTTTATCGCATCTGCCAGGATCCCCTTTATGGTAAGCATGGCAGCAGAATGAAGCCTGCTGTTTTTGAGCTTCATTCCGATGGATGTGCCGCAACCGTTCCGGCTGTCGCTTATTCCAGCGAATCTCTGCGGCTCGCATATATCTACCGTTCATATTCCTGCTTCCTTTTCGCATACTGGCCTTTCTTTTTGCAGTAACGGCGAAGCGGAGGGAGACAGTCAACCTCCGCACGATCAATGCGTTCCTGCTCAAAAATGTACTTGTACGGGCGCTTTTTTTCCATGGCGTCGGTGTCCAACGGAAGACACAAAGCTGTTGGCGGTCTTGTATCCAAGCTTCGCAGCGCACATGGCGGACGTTCCCGCTGCCACCACCTCACCGGTCTTGGCGCTGTACACGGTGTACCATGTGACATAGTGGATGTAATCAGCCATGTGCGACATCCTCCGCATCGTGGAGAGCTGTGAGCAGCCCATCTGCTGCCGCGCTATAGACCTCTGATTTTTCCCGGCAGATGACCCGCAGCCAGATGTCTCCCGTGAGCGCGGACTCCGTTGCAAGCCGCGTGGCTGTTTTCAGGTGCTCTTCGGCCTGCTGCCGAATCAACTCTTCCAGCTTCATGCGCCCTTCTCCTCATCCTGCGGATACTCCGGGTTCCGGGCATGGTTGCGGACGATTTTGCCGTAGCCGCTGCGCTTATACCGTTTGTCGTCCTCATACATCCCATAAAACGACATCGCCAGCCCGGCAGTTGATGCAACAATAATCCAAGGCGCGGCATGCGCGGCCTCGGCGATGTCCCAGCCGCCCCAGTAGGTCAGCGCAACGGCCATTAAAGAGCAGGCCCAGCGCCATACCTGTGCCGCGCCGATAATGGCCAGCAGACCTACCGTGCCGGTGGAGACGAACGATTTGAGTTTCATTCTCTTGGCTCCTCCTTTGTATAAACCTTTTTGAGCTCGTAAAAGTCTTTCACCCACGCCATAAACCTGGCGCGGGAGATGTCAGGGCAAGGCTCTTTTGTTCCTACGGACGGAATCGCCCAGCTGGTAAACAGCCCCGCCTGGATCTGTGCTCCCAAAACCTTTTCGGTCTTTGAGATGTTGTTATCCCGAAGGATCTGGACGCATTCGCCTATCGTAAGACTCGGCTTCTGCATGGTGTCCTCCTTTCTATCAATGTCTCAGCACAGCATTGGACGAATGAACCAGATAGGTCACACCGTCAATCTTCACTTGCAGTTGGTCGGCCTCGTAATCGTCCCAACTGTCTAATCTTCCCTCGACAATCGTTCCGTCGGGCATTTTCAGCTGTGCCCAGCTGTATTCATAGGTCAAATCGATGACCTGCTTATTGCATCCGGCCATCAGCAAAGCGCTTGCCAATACGGACACTACGCCTACAATAACTTTTTTCATGCTTATACCTCCTTAACAAACTTCCCGGCGGTGGTGGTGTTCTTCTGGGCAGCGGCTGCGGCAAACAAGCTGGTCTGGCCGTTGGTCTGCTGGATCAACATCACGGTGTTGGTGCTGGGCTTCCAGCGCTGGATGTACTCCACGGCTTCATCGAAGCGCTTGCGGGGGATGTTGCCCACGCTGTTTACCCGGAACCAGTCCTGCACATCGTGGTTGCACTCGCTGTACACCTTGCTGCGCACGTGGTTGTCGATGTAGGCCGGGGTGTCCTCGCCGCCAAGAGCACCGATCACTGCCCGGCTGATGGCCTTGCGCAGCACACGCTGCTGGTTGTAATCCACCATCATGGTGTTTTCCAACGCGGTGAGCCGCTCTTCTTGCCGTTGGGTGCGGTTGTCCAGCATAAACAGCGCCTGCATCTCCTTGCTGAGCTTGGGCATCATGTAGCTGCCGGTCTTGCGAAGGGTGGGCAGCACCTCGCTTGTCACCCAGCGCTTAAACCGCACGGCCCCTTCCAGCTTGCTGCCAAAAATCAGGCTGTACAGGCCGGACTCGTTGATGATGACCATTTTCTGGTTGCCGCCGGGGGTCATCAATTCGGTGACCCCTTTGTCCTGCTCGTCAACGTGGTTGGAAACGGCGTTTGCGAGGGACTTTCCTTCGCCGTATCCCAGCGCTGCGGCCACGTCCTTGCCCACGAACCAGGGCTCACCGTTCTGGTCTACCGTGCGGATGTCCCCAAACTCGGGGCTTGTGAAAATTTGAATGTTTGCCATGCTTTATCCTTTCTTGTTGTCCACCCCGGTGCCTGTTATAATAGGCAAGGAAGGGGGTGGGATTTTGAATCAGTGGGAATACTTCAACCAGCGTGCAAACGAACTTGAGCGTTACAATTACAAAACGCCAGGCGTGAATGTCGCTGACCCGGACGGCTCGGTTTGGAAAAAGCGCCGGGAAATCGACAACGCTCAGCTTCAGACCGCAGCAAAATTGGAAAAGCTGCAAGAACAATTTGAGCAAAGCCAGATTGAACAAGCCAAAGAAAACCGTGTTGATCGCTGGTTTGCGATTGCTTCTTTGGTGGTAGCTGTTGTATCGCTGGCTGTTGCAATCCTCAAGTAAGCAGGAATTTGGTGATGCTGATTCCGATTGCTACCCCGCTGAAGAAAACGGAGAGCAGGTTCATCATCATCAACCCCTCTCTGCTCATGGTCCAGTTGGAAAGCCGTTCTCTCCAACTGGGCTTTTTGTTTTGGCTCATTCAGGCTTTCCTCCTTCCTCATCGTAGACCACAAGCTCGTTCAGCGTGACCTTGAAATACTTTGCAAGCTTGAGCAGCTGCGAGATACTGGGGCCGTAAATCGATCGCTCCCACTTCCCGATTGCGCCGTTACTCAGGCCTGCCGCCGCCTCCAAATCGGTGCGACTCAGCCCGTGCAACTTGCAAAACTGGTCGATTTTTGAAACATTCACTAGCAATTCTCCTTTCCGGGCTTGAAAATCACTAGAAAATATGCTACTATGTAGTTGCGAGATACAAAGTGAATAAAATCTAGCGTCTGCCCGATATAATATTGTCAGGGGCTTTGGTTTTGTTTGCCCCCTTACGCTCTCTATTATATAGCCTAATTTTCTAGTTGTCAATAGAAAATTAGGCTATTGGAGGAGTTTTTATGCGTTCTTTGCCTGAACTAGTGAAATTCATCCGTGTATCGTGTAAAAATCAAGGCAGTTCCATTACAAAAATGGAGAAAGATTTGAAATTCGCCAACGGAACAGTAGGAAAATGGGCTAATGGAAAGCGCTATCCGCCGAAAGATAAGCTATTGCTTGTGTCTGATTTTCTACAAATTTCCATTGAAGAGCTTATGGGCGAAGAGCAAAAAGAAAAACCCAGCACCACGGAGACGGTAAGCCTGAGTGGGCTGTCCCCAGAAGATGCTGAGCTTGTAAGAAAAATCATGGCCGCATCGGACGCAAAAAAGAATGCGATCCGGGCGTTGTTGTAATTTAGCTGTTTAGAATATCGAGGACTTTCTGACGGAATGCAGGGTCACTCTTAAGCTTTTCGATGATTTTTCTGATTTCGTCCGGGCTAAAAGATGTGTCCTGCATTTTGCTTTGTCCTCCTTATATAATTGTTATGTGTGAGGTGTTTCCCGTGATATGGAATGTTGGATTTCGGAAAAATATCACGCGGGTTATCAATGCGGTCTTCAAGAAAAAAGACGATCCTGAAGCCCAAGAGCCGTTGCGTTTTGTGCGCCCGAACGCTAAGTGGAGCAAATCACCAGAGCCCGTTGTTTTAATCGATCCTGACACCGGGGAAGAATTTGTGGATTTCCCGGAGGAAACTATACCAGAAAGAATACGGAAGGTTCTGGATTCTTTTTTGGTGATCGAGCAAACATCAGATATTGAAGTTTTGTTTTCAAGATATGATCTGATCCTTGATACGCTCGATGAACTCAAGAAGTATGAGAGGATTGGGTTCAAATTTGATTTTAGCCCTACTGAGCTTTACAACATGATAAAGTTTTCTCTCTCCGACCTTTTTGAGGTTGTTGTCGAAAATTCTTATATCAAGCAGCTGGAAAAACTCCTGACCTTGAAAACTCAAAAGGGAAAAGCAAACTCTATTCAAAAATGGAAAGATTCTTTTTTGGATGAACGAATCACAAATTCAATGATGGGTTGCGTGGTTTTGCGTTTCGACAAAATGCAGAATTTTATAAAATCAAAAGGCGAGGTATAAACATGGCAAATATCTGCCCCATTTGCGGCGGCAAGCTGGGTCTGCTGAACCGTGAGAAAAGCGCAGACGGCCCGATTTGCGCCGGCTGCAGCAACTTTTTCTTTTCAAAATTGGGCATCCGGGCAGCAAAGCAACCGACATCTGCCCTTGCGGACTATTGGGCTACACTGGAACAGCGTCGGAAGGTGTTCAAAGAAACCGATTCCATCTATGATGGTGACGCGCTCTTTGTGTCGATTGACAAACCCAACCGGCTGTTTTGCATTGGACACCGCAGCGGCGATAAAGGCCCTCGCATGATCTACAGCTTTGATGAAGTCGCTGGGTATGAATCTGATACTCCTGACGATCTGACGGTGACAGAGACAAAGGGCGGTATTGGCCGTGCCGTGATCGGCGCAGCCGGTGCCGGGC